GCAGACGAGGTAATCGGGCAACCAACTGACTTCAGCCTCTACAGAGAGGCTTTCTCCAGGACTACCCAGCTTATAGGTCCAGCACCTCCTGCGCCACCTGACTTCAGGTATGAGTGCATTAGTCCGCAGATCGTCCCTAAGTTCTATGGATGCGCACCAACGTGTCAACCAATAGAATGGTGGGATACTGCCACTTTGCTCCCTTTCACCGGCGGCGGTGGTGGGGGTGGAGGTTGCCCTCCGGGCTGGTTCGACCCAGGTGGGGAGCACCCATGTGCTGGCCGGTGTATACCGGAAACGATGGGGCCCTGCGATTACATCGACCCGGTAACCTGCCAGGTCGGTCCAAGGTGGACTATGAGGATCGTGTACACAGGCACAGACACCAACGGTGGTGTCGACCAGTACAATGGTTACAACGTGACGTCTCAGTCTGGCACCGCTGTGTGGTACAATGAATTTGTACCAGGTAGAGGTGATCAGCTTGTGATTACGCCAGGAACACCCATAGCTTTCGCCACAGCAGTCCAGCCAAACACAGACTGGATGGGACCATGTCCCCCTTACCCGCCGGCAAACATGACGGCGATATCGAGCGGGAACTTCCAGTCGCCACCCTCTATTCAAGTGAGGGATGGGAGAAATGGGAACTTGTACAGTTCCACCTTCTCTCCCTCGGAGAGTACAGGGTCCGCATCCTTCGGAGGCGGTGCGTACTTCCAATACGGTCCACCATTCAGTTTGTCCGTTTCGGACCCACCGGATTGTGTGCTTCAATGGCCCGGTAAGCCTATACTGCCTTACGGCTTTACAAGGCATGCCGGATCTGTTACGATTCAGTACTTCTGCGGGGCAGAGCCAGTTGGCGATCCGATTACCATATGGCAGATCGGCGACCCCGAGAATACAGAGGAGCATGATAGAGACCTCCAGATAGTGTGTACTTACTTAGTCACAGCCTACTTGACACTCTCACTAGTAATTCCTTACAGCGTTCAATTCATTGCCAATGGGGTAGCACAAGTGCTAAACCTGGAGACATACATTGAACTAGTGAGGATACCAG